CTCGGTATATACCATTAAAAACAGAACTTATATAAGTCCTTTTGTTTATTTATAAATCTTCTTCTTGAATAACAATTTGAAGTGCTTCAATAGCTCCTTGATGACGAATAAACTGTTCTTTTTTAATATTAAAATCTCTTTCAAGATCCAAAAGTTCTTGTTGTAGTTTTGATGATTTTTCAATCAAAGTATCAAGCATTTCTTGTGGTTTCATATGTATATAAAATAACTATGATTTTATTTAGGATTGTTGGTCTTGGGTCTTTTTCATAATCTCATCAAACTTTTCATTCATCCACGTTTCTTCATTTTCTTTTTTATCAGTTAGTTGTTGCTGGATCTCCTATATTTTTTGTTCTTCCACCTACTGTTCCACCAACACCTCCATTTAAATTATCAATTCCGTTAATATAATATCCAGCAAGTCCTCTTATTCCAACTGGAAGTTCTCCGACAAGTCCGCCAGAACCACCATTGGTTCCAGTACCACCAATATTTCCTTGTGACCCATTAGAACCATCGGCACCAAAACCTCCACCAGATCCACCAGATCCGCCGGTTCCTCCATCTCCTCCAGTTATGCCTGTGTTGGCATTTGTTGCACCAGCAGCACCAGCAGCACCACTCGCAGCATTTTGGGCGTATCCTTGTCCTACACCACCATTTCCACCATTTCCACCAGCGGCACCAGTAGTACCCCTTTTTGTAGGGTATATATAATATGCTGAGTCTGTGACGGTATAAAATAATGGATCTACATCAAGAGCATAAGTATTCGAACCTTCATTTCGATCTGTAGTCAACAAATGATCCAGACCATTAAATTTGCGATAAATGGGATTAGTATTTGGGCCTGGATTGTTGGGAGGCCAAACATATCCAATTATACCTTCGTGATTCCATCCAGCACCACCTTCATTTGGAACCTCATTAGCATTTAAACCAAATAAGTGATCTCCCGTACTCCCATTAAAAAACCGATATAAAGGCACTGTTCCAAAAATACTGCTATCATTCTCCCTAGTAACCCAAAAATAATTAGTATTTTCTACATAATATTCATTAATAGCAATAAATTCACCAGCTGCGTAAGATGTATAAAAATGCAGTCCCAATTTATTGGAATAGTATCTTTCAAATCCAAGAAGTTCAGTAGTGTCAGTAGGACCACCATCACCACCTCTACCACCTTTAGTTCCAGCACCGCCACCGCCGCCGCCAGCATAAATGCTTCCATTATTTGTAATACTTACCGTACCACCAGTTCCTTTATTATTAATAATAATAGCATTTCCGCCCTTTCCGCCATTTCCGCCATTTGCTACTCCACCAAGACCACCAGCACCTTGAATGGAACCATTATTTTCTAATACAAAAGCACCAACAACTCCAGCCGTAATGCTAAGTGCTGCAGCACTAGGATTGGTTGAACCAACCACAACACCACCATTAATCACTAATCTCTTTCTTACACTTCTTGTCCAATCAGTTGACCCAAAATAACTTTGAGCATCTGCATTTGTTGTATTTGAAGTAATGTATTTTACAATTTCTGGTTCTTCTGGTACTGTTATAGTCACACTCGAAGTTGCAGTTTGACCTTCAAGTCCATTAAGTACAATCGTATAAGTTTTTGACTGTGTAAGATTACCAGTACTAACATTTCCGCTTATATTATTTCCAGCAAAATTACCAGTAGAACTATTCACGCTTGTAGCATTACTAGAACTCCACCTCAAAGTCGTTGAACTATTAAAAGCAATACTATTACTATCAGCAGTTAATGATACTGTTGGTACTGGTGGTACTGGTGGTGCAGCTACATTTATCGTCACACTTGATGGTGATGATACTTGTCCTTCTGCGCCATTTACTCTAATCGTATAAGTTTTTGACTGTGTAAGATTACCAG